CCTGTTACTTATAGGCAACATAACTGACAAAATGTAAAGTATGCTTTACATAAAGGAGATACACATGAAGATAGAATTGATAGGCGACTTGATTGACCAGCCCGACGGCAGCGGTATTGCGGAGCTGGACATAGACGAAGAAGGTAAGATGTACTTGATGCAGCTAGGGTTCGAGTACTTATTACTGCAAGGTATTGAAGCAATGCAAAAAGAAAAAGAGTTACAACAAAGTTAACAAAATCTCTGCTACAATTTATTTTCACTGTGGAGATTGACATATGGCGCTAACCCGATCATCATACCAACCTGAGTTAAACTTGTGGGCTTCAATCCTGGAGCTGGCAATCATTGACTTTACAAGTAAGCTACGTGAGGAAAGAGAAAGCGCTCGCGCTTGGATATTCTCAGACGATACAATGCGAGCAACAAGCTTTGATTCGGTTTGCAGTGTATTAAACGTTAACCCGGATCGATTGAAAAAAATGTTGCTTGATGATCCGATGGCCATCCGGTTTCGCATGGCAGGCAAAGCAAAACAAAACGCAATCTTGAGAGAAGAAAATGGCAGCTAAACGAAGCAAGGCCCGTATCATCCGTTCAATACTTGAAGATCAATATTGGGACTGGATATTTGACGCAGTTAAAGTAGTAGGGGAAGGACATTTCCCTGACTCCGTTATGGTGATGCACAAAGGCAAGAAGTACGAAGCCTACCTGAAAGACTTAACGGAAATAAAATAATGCCTGATGAATTAGATTTAATCCAAGAGCGCATGGAGCGTGACGAAGAACTGCGCCGCAAGTATACCCCGAAGCCTGCTACCATAAAAAGTACAGGCAAATGTTTATATTGTGGGGAGCCATTACCAAATGATATTCGCTGGTGCAATGCAGACTGCCGCGAAGACTACGAGTACATGATATACCGCAAGACCAGTAAGTAATACGTAATTCCTAGGAGGGGACTATGATTAAAATAACTACACCAATTGTGGTGATAGACCATAACGCCAAGACGGCTATCGTCTTGCGTGCCGGACGAAAGTTTATCCACACCATACCAATGAAGTCAGGTAAGCTGACTGTTCGCAAGATCACCGAGCAACAATACGAGCACCGCGGGTATCAGATGATAAACGTCGGCGTCTATGAAGCTGTTGAACAATACCTCGCCCACTCCGGTGGCCATACAGATACCGCCAAGCAAGAACTACTATTGCTTAGAGAAATCTTTGATGTAATAGTATCGGCGGTAGAATAATCATGAATATAATCACAATCGATTTTGAAACGTACTACAGTAAGACCTATGGCTTCTCAAAACTAAATACTGAAGAGTATGTGCGAGGAGATGAGTGGGAAACAATCGGCGTAGCCGTAAAGGAGAATGATGATGAAACAAGATGGTGTACTGGAACTCATACTGAAATTGCTGGATTTCTTTCGCAATACGATTTTGCAGGCAGTTTTGTTGTTGGTCACAATATGCGCTTCGACGCTGCTATTCTTAATTGGCATTTTGGTATCGTGCCTTATGGGCTTGGCGACACTATGGGAATGGGTCAGATCCTACATGGTCTGACGCACTCGGTATCCCTAAAGAATCTATCTGAGCTGTATGGCATAGGCCACAAGGGTACGGAAGTATTAGACGCCTTGGGCAAACACCTCGTTGACTTTCACCCGAATGACTTGGCTCAGTATGGCGAGTATTGTAAGAACGACGTTGAGCTTACCTACAAGCTATTCAAACTGCTACTACCCAGGTTCACGCGTACAGAATTAAAACTAATTGACCTAACCATCCGCATGTTTACCGAGCCTAAGCTCGTGCTAAACAAAGGCTTGCTCTTAACCCACCTGACCAAGGTACAGAAGCAGAAGGCAGAGTTACTAGCCAATGCCGGCGTTGAGAAGGATGACCTATTATCTAACCCTAAGTTTGCTGAGTTGCTACGTCAGTTTGGTGTTGAGCCACCGATGAAGAAAAGCCCAGCTAATCCGGAGAAAGAAACCTATGCCTTTGCAAAAACCGACGAAGAGTTTAAAGCGTTGCTCGAGCATGAAGACCCGCGTGTACAGGTTCTTACGGCCGCACGTCTCGGTAACAAGTCTACTATTGAAGAATCTAGAACGGAACAGTTCATTAACATCGCGAATAGAGGCTTACTCCCAGTTCCTCTCAAATACGCCGGAGCTACAGTGTCCCATCGCTGGTCAGGAGTTGATGGCATCAACCTGCAGAATCTCCCGCGTACATCCGAACTCAGACGAGCTATCACCGCACCGAAAGGTTATAAAATTGTTGCGTCAGACTTAAGTAACATCGAGCTACGCCTAGCCTATTGGTTCGCCGGCAGTACCAACAAAGTTAACCAAATCCGAGAAGGCATCGACTTGTACAAACAATCGGCGTCCGAGATTACTAAGATACCGTATAACGAAGTTGACAAAGACCTACGCTTTATATTCAAGGTAGTCAACCTATCAGGTATTTACGGCGTTGGTGCCGGCAAGATGCACAGCATATTAAAACAAGGTGGTGTAGATAAAAGCCTTGTCGAAGTTAAAAGTATTGTCGATGCTTACCGCAAAGCCAACCCTGAGTTAGTGGCCGCATGGTACCGGGCGGGGGAAATGCTTTCGGCAGTGAGTAACAAGCAGGACTTTTCTATGGGCCCTAACGGGATTATCAAGGCTATTGAGGAAGGTATGATTAAGCCTAACAAGATGGTGCTTGGTCTACCTAACCTACGCAAGATAAAGAATGCGGATGGGTACGGTGACTCCTGGGCATACGATAAACTATTCGGCCGCTCACTAATCCCCGAGTATATCCACCCAGCTAAGACGTTCCAACGTTGCATTCAGTCACTGGCTCGCGACATCATCGGTGATCAGATTGTAGCTATCGCTAGGAAGTATCCGATTGTGTTAACCGTACACGATGAGATTGTGGTGTTGGCTAAAGAGGATGACGTTGACAACGCTGTCAAGTATATGCAAGAATGTATGACTACCGCACCGGAATGGTGTTCTGATTTACCACTAGCCTGCGAAGTTGGTGTAGGCGATAACTATATGGATGCAAAATAATGGCTGAATTAAAAACGTGGTCTTACTCGGCGGCGACAACTTACGAGCAGTGCCCTAAGAAGTACTTTCACTTATATGTTGCTAAGGATGTAAAGACCGATAACAATTCAGAAGTCTTGCTGTATGGTAACGCTGTGCACAAAGCCGCAGAAGAGTACATCGGTAAGGGCAAGCCTCTGCCCGAGAAGTTCTTGGAGTTCCAGCCTACCCTGGATAAGCTTAAGCAAATCCCAGGGGATAAGCTATGCGAGTTTAAGATGGGTATGACTAAAGACCTAGAGCCATGCGGCTTCTTTGATAGCAACGTATGGTGGCGCGGTGTGGCTGACTTACTTATCCTTGACCGCGAGAACGGCTTGGCTACCAGCGTAGACTACAAGACCGGCAAGAGTAGTCAGAAAGCAGACACCCGTCAGCTATCACTGCTTAGCATTGCAATATTTAAACACTTTCCTGAGATCAAAAAGGTAAAGGCGGGCTTAGTATTTTTAGTAGCTAAAGACCTTGTCAAAGACGTGCATCACGTGGATAATATACCTGACCTCTGGGCGGAATGGGCACACTTAATTAAACGCATCGAAGGGTCATACGAGAGCAATGTATTTAATGCCTCGCCAAACTACCTATGCAAGAATTACTGTCCCGTTAGTTCCTGCGCCCACTGTGGAAAATGATATGGCCAAAGCACGTGACTACGTAAAAGAAAACGAATACAAGAAACAACCTGAACAGATTGCCATGCGCGTTGCTCGCAACAAAGCACGACGTGATGCACTCAAGGAAGGTCGAGTAGCAAAAGGTGATGGTAAAGAGATTGACCATATTATTCCACTGTCCAAGGGGGGCAGTAATACTAAGGCCAATACACGAGTTAGAACCAAAAGTCAGAACAGTAGTTTCAGTCGCAATAGCGACAACAGCGTAAAGAAAAACACACCTAAAAAGTAAACGCCTCGTCCCACGTTACGGGACTCGGACACGCCAGCATCCCCCTCCTCGGTTGGCGTGTCCACTTTTTTCGCTGTAGTACATGGAGAGCAAGATGGAAATTTACGACAACAAGGCATTACTTATAAACACTCGACGTCCGGAATTAGTACTGGACACGATACCTAAGAGTAAGCTTGTTAAAGAATACGATAACGGAATCTCGCAGATTGCCGTGCACTGGGGGCTAGAAGAAGTCATCGCCCTGTCCGATTTAAAAATCAAGAACGCACCCTCACCCATCAGCAAAGAGTACAACTGGCCCGGTGTACATAAACCGTTTGACCATCAACGTACCACTGCTGAGTTCCTAAGCGCACATCGCCGGGCTTACTGCCTAAGCGAAGCCGGTACCGGCAAGACATCCGCTGTGATATGGGCCGCTGACTACCTAATGAATAAGAAGATTATTAACCGCATGCTCGTGGTCTGCCCGCTATCGATTATGGAGGCCGCATGGATGCAGGACTTCTTTAAGACAGCGATGCACCGGACGGTAGGTATTGCACATGGCTCAGCAGAGAAGCGCAAGAAGATATTTGCAGAAATGACTGAAGTCGTGATCATTAACTACGACGGCATCGAGATTGTATCTAAAGAGATTAAAGAAGGTGGCTTTGACTTAGTAGTAGTGGACGAAGCTAACTACGTAAAGACATCGACGACAAGCCGTTGGAAAGCCTTAAATAAAATCCTGACTAAGGAAACATTCTTGTGGCTAATGACAGGTACACCTGCCGCACAATCCCCAGCCGATGCTTATGGCCTAGCTAAGTTAGTGGACGCTACCTCTGTACCCCGCCATGCTGGTACGTTTAAGGATCAGGTGATGCAGAAGATAAGTCAGTTCACCTGGGTACCACGGCCTAACGCGCAGGATATTGTATTCCGTACACTACAGCCAGCCATACGCTACACCAAGGCAGAGTGCCTAGACTTACCATCGGTACTCTATACCACTCGTGAAGTTGAGATGACTGCGCAACAGAAGAAGTACTACGCGATGCTCAAGAAAGAAATGTACATGCAAGCGTCAGGCCAAGAGGTGACGGTAGTCAATGCCGGCGTTATGATGACGAAGCTACTGCAGGTTAGTGCCGGCTCAATATACTCAGACAATCGAGAAGTCGTGGAGTTTGACGTGAGTAATCGCATGAATGTGCTGAAAGAAATTATCAGCGAGGCCAGCCACAAGGTGCTGGTGTTTGCTCCGTTCCGCCACAGCATCGAGCACATCATGGCCGAGTTAAATAAGCAGAACATATCTTGCGAGGCAATTCACGGCGACATCTCAATGGGTAAGCGCGGTGAGATATTTAAACGCTTCCAAGAAACCAAGACCCCACAAGTGCTAGTGATACAACCACAAGCCGCATCGCATGGCGTCACGCTACATGCCGCGAACGTAGTTGTGTTTTGGTCGCCAGTGATGTCAGTTGAAACCTACATCCAGTGCTGTGCCCGGGTTGATCGTGCCGGACAGAGGAATCCTATGACCGTGGTCCACATCCAGGGAAGTCCCGTTGAGCGCAGAATTTATCACATGCTTCAAAATAAAATTGACATTCACGGCAAGCTCGTTGATTTATATAAAGAATCATTTGAGGATTAATGCTTGACAAAGTTAACTAAATCGATTACATTATTAGTTCGGTAAGTGAAGGAGGTAAATATGGAAGTTGTAGACGACAAGATAGAAAAGCTTATGAAGGCTGAGATAAATATCCGTGATGCTATATCGGACTTAGAGAACCAAGTCAAAGAATTAAAAGCTAAACGTGAAATGATCCAGTCAGCATTAAACGACATATGCAGGCAAATGAATGTGGACGGGCTTAAGACATCAGTAGGCACATTAACGCGAGGTGTTAAATCAAGATACTGGACGGACGACTGGCCATCAATGTATAAGTTTTTAAAAGAGCACGATGCATTGGATCTGATGGAGAAACGAGTAGCACAAGGTAATATGAAAGAATTTTTAGAAGCCAATCCCGGGCTATTACCTCCGGGGTTACAGCAACAAAATGAGTTTTCAATTGTAATTAGACGTAACCGTGATAATAAGGAGCAACATAATGAGTAACGAAGTCGATATATTTCAGCAAGGTAGCACAGCAGTTTCCACTATAAATCGCAGGGATGACGGTTTTACTGGAAACATAACAGCAAGTTCTACAACATCAAAACGTATTTCAATTCGTGGCGGCCTATTCCGTTTAATGGTTAACGGTAAAGAGTTAGACCACACAGACCAACGCCACATGGACGTTGTTATTGTAAACGCATCACCTGCGGTACATCGTACGTTCTATGCCGGCAACTACAATGCCGCACAAAAAGCAGCCCCACCAGTATGTTGGTCATCAGACAGTAT